AGTGTAAGTATTACCTATTCTAAGGATAATGTAGCAATTGGCCATACCGGTATTAATGTTAATGCAGGACGTAAAGCACCGGCATTTGCATATAGTACCAAATTAACTGATGAACAAGCAACTCAATTTATGAAAGATGTTATTGATTTGTTTTATGCATTAAATGATGATATCTTTATTGCTACTACAAAAGTAATTACCTGATGACAATATTTGATTACTTAAATTCTATACTGTTTAGTAAGAAGAAGATAGAGCTGAACTGCGATGATGAGTCGCAGTTCAGTATTTTTATGGTTAATAGATGGAGTTCTTTTTATTCAAAAGATGCTGCAATTTATATTAACCAAACTACTAATACGTATGCCAATTTGTTTAACAGTAAACAAGAACAGTATGATATGTTACACTATTTACTTCCTAGACTAAAGTACAAACGTTTAGACTATGTAAAGAAGGTTAAAAAAGAGGACGCAGAAAAAGATAAACCTTTAATACCAGAGTTTATGAGTCAAAGAGAGTACCTCCTTAACGTTGAATTAGAGAAACTAGTAGCTAAATAAAAATATATGAGCGGACAAGTATCAATTGATAAATTAGCAACAAAGAGAAGTTTAATAGACTTAGATAGCTACGGTAAGGGTAATTTTGGTCTTGGTGACGACTTTATCTTATCTAAACTATTTGATGATATTATTTTAGTTGAGTTTATAGATGAAGTTAATGATAACTCTGGAGATGCTATTAAAAGAAATGGTATTTTTGTACCAACCAATGCTCTTATTAAAGCATGGAGAAAAGCTCAAGTAATATTAACCGGCCCAAGTGTTACACAATGTAAGGTAGGAGACATTGTTATATTTCCAAATGATAAAGGAGCTGCAGTATCTAACATTGAAGTTGATGGGTATGGTAAATTAAAGAAAGGTGTATTCTTAAACGAGCTTAGAATATTTGGAGTATGTAGAAGAGTGAACCAAGAATCAATTGCAGAGAACGTAGAATTAATTAATGAAGACAACGTTACCCAACCTGAAAAACCTACTAAGTCAAAACGTATGTGAAATAGTGTTTGCTAGACGCAGACCTAAAGCTAACAAACCACCAATGAGACGTATGCTTTGCACGTTAGATGATAATATTTTAAACAGTACAAGCGGTAGATTGTCTTTAAACTATACTCCACCAGGCGGGGCTATGCCATATAATCCAGAAACTAAAAACTTATTACTTGTATGGGATATTTTTATGCAAGATTGGAGAATGGTAAATATGGACGCCTGTGATTTAGTTAATACCATACCAGAAAACGAATTTTGGAATTATTTTAACAACACACTTTTAAAAATGTCACCTGAACAAAAGATGACTTATATGGACTCATGACGGAAAAAACAGAAAAGATGATTAATAATTTCCTGCAAAGGAATATAGTTTTTTACATTAATAGTGAAAAACCGATGAAGTCTGGTAAACTTTTAATCTTCAAGTTTAAAGATTTTTATTTTAATTTTATTATAAAATCTGATAACGTTACAAAAACATTTGAAATTCCATACCCTTTTAAAATAGAAGAAGGTCCAAGCTGTTTAAAATTTTCTTATACTATTGAAGATTTTTCTCAAAAGAATATAGATTTGCTTATTAAAGCAAAATTACTCAAACCTAAAAAAAGAAATAAATTATACAACTCTACAGTTGTTTTATCTGCACTTAACTAATATAATTAGGGGTGTACAGTAGATACCTAACCAAATTTCCAGATGGCTACAATCCTAGTAGTCAGCAAATTGACCTTATTAAGCGTATAGAGGATGCTTATGCAAAGGGTTACAAATACGTTATATGTACTGCACCTACAGGATCAGGTAAAAGCTTCATATCAAAGACTTTAGGTAACGTTTCAAATAAATGCACTGATGAGTTTAAAAGGCTTATTACTTCTTATGATGCTTTTAAACAAGACTATATTGGTAATCATGTTCATGAAATAGATTGCTTAAAAGAACCTAGTCACGGTACTTTTGCACTTACTATTACTAAATCGCTTCAAGATCAGTATAAGCAACTGTTTGATGACTCTTCGACTCTCAAAGGTAAAAGCAATTATCAGTGTGAGGTTAATACTGACGTGGACGTTGAAAATGCACCATGCCTACTATTGCCAAAGTTAAAAGAAGAGTGTTGGTCAGTTAATAAATGCCCTTACTATAATGCACGTAACAAAGCACTAATTGATCAATTTAGTATTTTAAACTATAAAATGTTTTTATCATTACCAGGACATGTAAAGCGTAAAAACTTTATAGTATGTGATGAAGCTTCTGAATTAGAGGATGAATTAGTGAAACATTTTTCAGTATTTGTAGAGCCAGAACGTTTTAAATTATTAGGAGTTAAAATACCTTTACTTTACTCAGAAGATATGCAACATGTACGTACTTGGCTTACAACGTTAATGGTAACATTGGCTGAACATATTGACTCATTAACTTCAAAACATAATCATAAAAACGCTACATTAAACATTAACGATAAAATAAAATTAAATTATTTTAAAAACTTTCACCGTACATTAAACCTAATTGATAGTACTTGGGAAAATTGCGAGTATATAGTACAACGTGAAAAAAACACAGTAAGAGTTACCCCGTTACGCGTAGATATATTATCAAAGTATATATTTGACTACGCAGAAAATGTATTATTAATGTCCGCTACAATAGTAGATCATAAAAACTTTGCAAAGAATTTAGGTATTGATCAATACAAGTACATTGAGGTGGATAGTACCTTTGATAGTAAAAAAGCTCCTATATATGTTTCAAATGTTGGTAGACTTAATAAACAAAATATAGATAGAAGTATGCCTAAAATTGCAAAAGTAATAAAAGATATTTGCGAATCACACGGTAATGAAAAAGGCATTATACACACACATACTTTAGATATTACTAAACAATTGCAAAAGTATTTGAAAGATGAAAGGTACTTGTTTAGAGATAGTGAATCAAAAAATGATAAGATATTATCTAAACATTCTAAGTCTAAAGAACCTACTGTAATAGTAAGTCCATCAATGACGTTTGGCATTGACTTAAGAGATAATTTAGCAAGATTTCAAATAATAGTTAAAGCAGCTTATTTACCTTTAGGAGATAATAGAATAAAACGTTTATTTGATGAAGATAAAGAATGGTACACCGATAAAATGCTTATTAATTTAGTACAGGCTTGTGGCAGAGGTATAAGAAGTAAAGATGATTATTGTACTACTTACATAATAGACCAAGCTATTACGGACGCTGTTATTGCTAATAGAGCTAAATTACCAAAGTACTTTGTAGATAGATTTGTATAAATATAAATGTGCATTCATTTAAACATCATCATCAGCAAATGTTAGAAGAAGGTAAATTTGGAAATATATTAAAAGCAGCTACGTTAGCTACTATGGTAGGGTCATCTGCACCAGGAATGCCTACCCACGATAATAAAGCAGATGCTAATATACATCAAGCTGCAAATCCTACCCCCAACAATAAAGTAAGTTACAATGCAATTTTTAAACAATTAGTAAAACATGAAGGGTATAAAAAACATATTTACCTGGATAAATTGAATATACCTACTATTGGTATTGGGTTTAATTTAAATGATAGAGGCAATCAAAAAATACTTGCTAAATACGGTATTACACAACGCCATTTACAACAAGGAATAACTGATGCAGAAATTAAAGAATTGTTTGATGAAACATTAAAAATTGCAACAGCTAATGCAAAACGTTTTGCTCCTAATTTAGATTCATTACCTATAAATGCTCAATTGGCAATTATTGATTTATCTTTCAATCTTGGTTCAGAAAAATTAGCAAAGTTTAAGGTGTTGCGTCAAGCTTTAGCTAAAAAAGACTTTATAGCAGCAGCAGCTGCATTAAAAGATAGTAAATGGTACCATCAAGTTGGTAATAGAGGAATTGATTTAGTTAATCAACTTAGAAGCGCCTCTTCTTAGGAATAGTTTTTTTACTTACTTTAACATTTTTAGGCAAAGTACCGACAAATGTATTCATGTGAGTGTTTGTATCGCCCCAAAAACCACTTGCAGCGTCTGTTGTACCACTACTCTGGTTATCACTATTAAACACATTGTTCATGTGTCCATGTGCTTTTGATCTACGTGCTGTTATACGACGTTTCGTATCAAACGGAACGCGAAAATCTTCATTTACTTTTTTTTTTAGGTTTAGCGCCTAAACCTTTGTATCTATCACCGATTTTTTTAATATATGGGTTTTTAGATAGTCCTAATTTCTTTTTTTCTTTTCCAGAAACTTTAGCACCTTTTTTCATTTCAGCTTTTACTTCAGCTTTTTCTAACCATTTAGGTTTATGAGCTTCTTTTAAGATTTCGTTTACAATTGTATCAAATTTCATATTATTTTTTTCCTCTTATGTTTAAAGCAAAATTTGCACGTTTCTTTTCTTTAGCAGTTCCGTGCGCTTTCAATCTTTTTAGTTCAGCTGTTGTCATCTTTTGACCTTTCTTTTTATGTTCTTGTTTTCTTAAAGCACCTTTTTTGATGCCTTTAACCGCTTTAGCTACCCAATTCTTCTTGGATTCATTTAAGATTTCCTCAACTAATAGATTGAACTTCATGTTATTATTTATATAATCAGATATGGTTAAAAGTAAAAAAGTTACATGTGTAGTTACGGGCAAAAGTACTGCTTACGCCGGAGATTACCTACAAAAGAAGATTGAAGAATATGGTGGTGAAACCTCATTAGATAAATACTATATATGTAAAGAGGTAAGAGCGTTACTAAAAAAGGGTTATAAAGTTAACGACATACGTAAAATATTAGATGTGCCTGGAGATGTAGACCCTTTACCTAATGATGTAATTAATGAAATAGAAAAAGATTATCAAAAAACATCTTTTAAAGTAAATGATACAAGCAGTCAATCGTTAAGTACCATTACAAATTTAACTTACGATAAATCGGATGAAGACGTTGAATCCTTCATGAATGCATATATAATGAACAAGTCATGAAAGAATCACGCATCTTAACATTAAATTCAAATCATTCTATAGCTATAAAAAACTCTCGTACCGGTCAGACAATTAAAATACTAACCGTTGATGGTGAAATTATAGGAGGGCCTAGCGTATCTGGAGATACAGGTTACGTTAGTGTTAAAAAAGGTGGTGTAAACAAAACGTATGTATATGATATGACAAAAGGAACAGTTATAA